TTCCCGCAGCCCTACTTGGGATTCTCATTACTATTGAGAGTATTCATCTAGATGCTCACCGAAAGATGGAAATAGATGTTCATGGATATTGTAGACAAAATGCAGAACACCAAGAAAATCTAAGTTTAGGGGAAGATGACTGGTGAAGAAAAAAGTCCAGAAGATGTTAAAATGGTTCTATCAGGAAAGTGATAGAGGTGAGCAGAACATTTCTGAGTGTCAAAATATCTACGAACTAGTAGAGAAACTTCAATATCGTTTGGAAGATATGGAGAATGAACATATGCAACTCATAGTTCGGATTGCTAAACTTGAAGGAAAATTAATTAAGTATGAACGTGAGTAACGTACAGTTCAAAAAACATCGAGTCTTTCGGGAGACCGACTCTGTTATTTTCTATGACATTTCTGTAGAGAATTCAAATGCATCGGACCTAGTAGTACATACTGGACCTGCAATCTCTCCTCCTAATGATATTGTTGGTGCAAAACAATTTTATATTCATCGTCATCAGATTGATAACAATCGTGTTCTTTCTGGTGTCCGTACCTTTGAGTTGATTAATCCTGAGTGGAAGTATCCATATCACATTGTTCACCTTAATCGGTCCTCTGGTGCCCTTGTAATCCCAACCAACACATATCATCGTTCTATTTCTGGTGAAGATGGTTCAATCGTCATTAACCAGGCAATTAGAGACGATGAATTTAATTCTGATACTGAGTTTGTTCCTGTATCTACAGCACAAAATAAACAAATATATGATATTCTATCTCATGAAAAACCAGTGATTCATAACATTGGTGATTGATAAGTATAATTTACTACAGAGCACCCCTTGACAGGGGTGCTTTTTTTATATATACTATGTAAAGAATTATAACAAGAGGTAACATGACTGTAACAACTAATGAATATGGACAAAATAATCTCTTTGCCAAAGAGCCCCAGATGGTGGTAGAATCCTACAACCGTAAGGGACTGTATTCCCCCCAGCAGTTTGCCGAGGTCTATAATGGACGTTGGGCAATGATGGGTTTTGTCAGTGGCTTGATTTCGTATGCAGCAACTGGTAAACTGTTCTTTGGTATCTTTTGAATTTTTGTAAAGTAAACTATGGCTTTTAATATTACTCTTCGTCAACCCGATGGCACTGAAACTGTTATCCCTTGTGAAGATGACCAGTACATTCTTGATGCTGCTGATGAAGCAGGAGTTGACCTGAACTATTCTTGTCGTGCAGGTGCATGTTCTTCTTGTGCAGGTAAGATTGTTTCTGGTACGGTTGACCAATCCGATCAGTCTTTTCTTGACGATGACCAAATCGAAGCAGGTTTTGTGCTAACATGTGTGGCGTACCCAACCTCTGATTGTGTCGTAGAGACTGAGAAAGAGGAAGAACTTTATTGATTAACATGCCAGACCCTGATGCATTATGGAAGGATATGCAGAAACTCGACGATATGTATGAAGAGTTGCTGTGGCATCCAGATGATGAGTTACAATTCACTCACGATGGAGTGAGGATTATTATCACAAACAAAACCTTAGAGGATAAACAACGATGAAAGACTTCTTTAACGAAAAGGCAGAAAACCTTAACGGTCGAATGGCAATGATTGGTTTCGTTGCTGCCGTTGGTGCATATCTAACTACAGGACAAGTAATTCCAGGAGTATGGTGATGTTAGCCCTAGCAGGTCTTTTGCTAGGGGCATTCATTCTTGGGTCCGTCCTAGTCGAAGATGAACATGATGATGGTGATGGACCAGGTGGTGGTCTAATGCAACCAGTGTATAACCCTATTTGATTATTATGGATGAGTCTTTAATTCCAAAAAGAAAAGCAGCAGCAGTGATGAAAACAGTTCATGAACAACTTGCAGACACAATTGCAGAGTTGGGTTGGGATTGCTATGACAATGTTGCTGTAGAGATTGGTGGCACTCAGGTTTCTGGTATTCACCAACCTGAAAATTACAATAAAAAATGGGCAGCACCTTATGGTACTCGCAAGTACAATAAAGATGCGTTCATTGTCATCAAAAATCTTGATCGTAATCCTACAGTATCTTCTGTTCCTAACCCTGACCTTAAAGCACACCATCTCAAGACTGAGAAAGAACTTGCTGCTGAACTCAAAAGGTCAGATGATGCAAAAATGTATGAAACTTACAGCAAGTAAAAATGGAAAACCTGACTGAACTTCTAACTTATTATGTAATTGTTGCCTTCGTATTTGTCGGAGCACCAGGAGTTTTCTTCTTTATAGTATTCATGCCTGCCCTTCAAAATACTAAGGGTAGAATGGTTGGATACAAGGACCATAAGACATATGGTGACAGTACAATTTACGAAGTAAATCGAACTACTTGATTGTTAAGTACATCTTAAACGAGAATTTCATACTAAATAGTAAAATCCAATATCGGATAAACCACCCAAGGAGAGTTCTGTGAGTAATTAATTTTTACATTAAGATGTAGAACTCTTTGTTGGATACCATTCAAAAGGTATGACGCATTTAACGAGAGATGTGCTTGTAAAGTCTATTGTTGCCGAAGAAGTTCGGGATATGAAAGGTGACGGTTACCTAGAAGCACTCAAAAATCTCTATCATAAATGGGAACACGTATCTAGTGATGAACTGTGTACCCGATACAACGAAATAAAAGAAACACATATAACGAAGGAACATCTTAAACCCTGACCCCTTGACAAGACCCCCTATAGGCATGTACTATAGGGTTTCACTAATGAGAGATTTGACTTGATTAAGACCATAGCTACAATTGCACTACTTGCTAGTTCATGTACTACAGCAACACTTGATGCTGATGTAGACTTGAATCCAGGTACTTCTGTGCCTATTGAAGTTAAAGAGTCCCGTTGGAGGTGTCCTGATTGCACACCCAATGAACAATATGTTCTTGAACAACTACAAGAAAAAACTAAAATTAAAGACCGAAATGCACTTGCAACGTTACTGGGAAACATTAAACAGGAAAGCAACTTCCATCCCAACATATGCGAGGGAGGGTCTAGAGTTTCTTACGGGGATTGCACTCGGGGTGGGTATGGCCTTATTCAGTGGACCAGCATAAATCGTTACCATAACCTTGGTAGGTTCTGTGAAAACTATGGGTGTGACCCCAGCACTCTTGAAGGTCAGACTCGTTATATGATTAACGAAAATGTATTCCAACGTTACCTTCCAGAGTTTGAAGGTCGTGGATACAGTATCAGTCAATACATGATTCCTGCCTATTATTGGTTAGGATGGGGAATTAAAGGAAACCGAGAGGTTTACTCGCATAACTATTATCAGAAACTCGTTTGGCAATGATTTTTAAGACAATCAAAGAGACTTTAGGTCAAGTATTTCATTCCCCCGAAGCATCTGGAACCTGGGGAGATGATATCACTGTCAACATGGACGGTGGTGTTGGTGGTTCATGGACAGTAAACGAGAAAGACATTGAATGTGCAATTGATGAAGAAGTTGTGGACTGCAGTGAAATGGACAGTCCTCCTTATATCGGTGTTCCTGCTCCTGCGTACCTAGAAGATGATGAATGGTTTGGTCCTGCTCCAGTAAAAACTGAAAAGCAAGAAGCATACATTCAACTTGAAGAAGCAACTGAAAGACTTCATGAAGATATGCGTAAAGAGTCTGGGAATGTTGAGTCTGAAAATATTCACGAAGAACTGTACAAAATGGCAAGTAAAAACTGGAACACTGTGAGTGAAACTCAAGGTGGTTCCGAAAACTTCCAAGAAGGTCCTAATGGATGGAGTTCAGGAATCCGATGACAACACTTGACGACTGGCGTTATAATGACGAAAGGATGCTTGTTAGAGAGCAAGCATTAAAAATTTTGATGTCAAAGTTTGGTCATGTTATGGAAGGGGTAGTTCCTAAGTATTCTGCTCAGTCCATTTATGAGTGTGCTCATGATTGGGTTTCTCAAGGACATAATACAACTGCTGGCATCGTTAAATATTATGAGGCTTATTATCAATGAAAACTCTTTTGACTGCGTTGGTTGCTACAGCAGTTTCTCTTCCTGCCTTTGCTGACAACTCTAAAATCACCAAGGGTTATCATACTATGGATGCAATGGGGTGTATGCTAGTTCGAGAGTGTACAGATGGAGTCGATAAAATCGAAAGCATCGCAACTATTGCTGCTGAGTATCCCGATACTGATTATAATATTGTTGCTGACGAGTTCAACACAATGCTCGTTGCTCTTGAACAGGTCGGAGTTGGGGTGTTTCTAGCAGACAGTAAGTATTTTCCACACAGTCATCGTGGTGTTTATCATACTGTTGGTAATAACTTCTTCCTTAATAGGAAGTACATGGATACCACCAATTATCTGATGCAGGTCATGAGACATGAAGGATGGCACGCTGCTCAAGATTGTATGGCAGGAACTATCAAGAATAGTTTGATTGCTATTATTAAACCTGAAGATGAAGTCCCTATTGTTTGGCGTGTTCTGGCAGAACGTACCTATCCTAAAAATGCAGTTCCTTGGGAAGCAGAAGCATCTTGGGCAGGTCGCACTGAGAATATGACTATGAAAGCACTTCAGGCATGTTCCACTGGTAAGATGTGGGAAGTTTATGAACCCACTCCACTGACTCGTAAGTACCTTGTTGACGAGGGTTATATCAAGGATTGATAAATAAAAATGCCTTGCCTCTTTAAAATGCCAGTATCACCTAAGGATACGGTGGTAAAAAAAGAGGAAACCAAAAAGGAAAACAAATTTGAGTGGGCTGATGAAGGGGTTTCGACCCTTGTGAGAGTTATTATATTGGGATGGTCAGCAGCAATACTGACCCTTAATTATGTAAGTATTCCTGGTATTCCTCAGAAGAACATCGATCCAACTTTTATAGCCAGTGTTTTTACAGGAACTTTAGCGACCTTCGGGGTTGTTCCTGCTAAAAAGAAAGAAGAAAAACCACAGATAGAGACTAAAGAGAAGGTTGAAAAATGAGAGACGGAGGCAAATGGAGACAGCACTACCTAGAACATCGAGGTGGATTATCTCCATGCCAACAAAAACTCCTCATTGAAGGTCCAAAGTCTCTCTCCCAAGCATGGCAATTAAATGCTATGTGGTATGATTATCAAAAGAGATTTTTGAAAGATGAACCTAGTTCTTAGACCACTATCTGACATTAACGACCCCGTATGGAGTGTAATAATTTCCCTCGTCATTCTTTTGGCGGGGGTTTTTTATGTTATTGTCTATATAATAAGTATGGCAAACAATGAATTGAACGATGAGCGACCTGACGAATAAGGATGCTGAACAAGACTCTAAACTTGCTGTCTTAGAAAGTAAGATTGAAAGTTATCGAGAACGCATCATTGCGCTTGAAGGAGAAACAAAAGATGTTTCTGTCATTGATAGCACCTTAGAGAATGCAATTCGTCGTATTGAGATGGTTCATCAACGTATTGATAGAACAGAAGAAAAACTTAAGCAAGTTGAACAGAAAGTTCTAGACAATAAAATTTGGATTCAAAGAGCATCTGCTGTTATTGGTGCAGCAGTTACTATTATTGGACTTATTGCTGCCATGCCATCAGACGCAGATGCTCAGGAGGCATATTATGGGAGCAATGACACCCCCCAGCAGGAAGTCGTGTTACAACTTCCGAGTAGTTGAAATCAATAGAGTTGTTGATGGTGATACCATCGATGTAACTATTGACTTGGGTTTTGACCTTTTTAAAAAAGAAAGGGTAAGAGTTGCAGGTGTTGACACACCAGAAAAACGCACAAGAGACCTAGAAGAAAAGGAGTTGGGAATTGAGGCAACGAATTGGCTCAAAGAGGCGCTGGATAGTGCCATTAGTGGGGATGACGATCTTGTTATCCGTACTGAGCTTGTTGGTGGTGTCGGCAAGTATGGACGTTTACTCGGAGGGCTTTATGTTGGGGATTCAGGAACTTCCCTGAATGAACAAATGATTGCCGAGG